CACCTAGGCCGGCGAAGATTTCCTCGTTTATCTTGCTTATGTCTTCGCCGATCTGAGCAACCGTTTTGTTGTAGGCTGTTTCGATCTTCTGGCGCTCTACATCCAGTGTCTGTAGAGACTTAGTGTAGATGCCGGGCGTAATTTGGTTGTACTTTTTCTGCAGGTCTAGTGCCTGCTTACGCAGAGTAAGTTCGTCAATAGCGAACTTCTTAGCAAGATTAGCGCGGTCAAACTCAGTGGCAGCTTGTTCCTCGGAGAGCTGACCGCGAGCTTTGAGCAGCTCGATGTTGGCGTTTACATATTCGTTAGCCTGCTGGAATAGGTCGCGTTGTTGTTGTTTGGCTGCATCAGCGCCTGCACCCGCAGCGCCGGCGGCAGTCCCTGGGGGCTCGGCGAAGCCGGGCATAGAAGGCGCAGTGGGAGCGTTAGGGGCACGACGAACAAGTGTTTTGTACCGTGACTCCAGTAATGCACTCTCTGCTATAGCCGCTTGTAGGCGAGGTTCGAGTTCATTAAGCTTAGCCCCGAAGTATGTAGCCATACTGGGGGACGCCTCAAAGTCCTTATTTAGTTGTTCTCTTTCTCGCTGTAGCTTAACAACCAAGTCCTGTACGACTTGGTAGCGCCTGCCTACGTCGTTAGCAACACGTAGTACACTCGCTCTGTCCAGAGCGAAACCGCCTATATCGCGCAGGAACTGTTCACCCGTTGCTTCCGATCTAACCTGTATAAGGCGGTCTTTCGCCCGCTTAATCCGATTAAAGTAGTCGATAACAAGATCAGCACCAACAATAGCGACCGAAATAATAATCGGGCCAGCCAGTGCTGCGGCGGTAGCCCTTGCTGTAGCGGCAAATAGTTTAAGTTGCCGCTCTGCCATGATTGCTTGTGCTGTGGTACGGCCAAAGGCAGCGCCCATAAGCGCAGCAGCTCCACTGACCATGGGGCCTAGTGCGGCGAAAGCGCGACCGGCATAGATCGTGGAGGTGAGGACGACACCGAACTTGGCAACCAAGGCGATTGCACCGGCGTTGGCGCCAAGGACTTGAATGACCTTGGCCAGACCTTGAGCCAGGTTGATGAGTGCGGGGGTGGCGTCCTTAAGGGCCTTGGCGAAGACGGACTGGAACTGCGCACCAAGCGGCTGCAGGGCGCGGCCTACGTCTTCGCGCATCTTGTCGTAGGCGACTTTGAGGCGTTCGCCTGCGTTTTCGCTGGAGGCAGCGATCTCCAGGGCGGTTTGACCGTGCTTGGTGCGGAGAAGTTCAAGGAACTTCATCAGATCGTTGAGGCCGATCTTGCCCTGTTCGAGGCCCTTGGCCAGTTGAGGACCGGTGCGGCCGGTGGCCTCGGCAAAGAGGGTGTAGGTGCCGGGGAGGCGTTCAGCGATCTGGTTCAGTTCTTCGGCGCTTACCTTGCCTTTGGAGAAGACCTGCGTGAGAGCGAGCATGGCGCCATCTACCTGCTCAGCCTTGCCTCCGGTGGCGGTGACGGCCTCGGTAAGAGCGCGGAAGGCGAAGGTGGACTGGTTGACCGTGCCACCGGCGCCGAGGATGGCGGCGCTAAGGCGGGTCAGGCCGCCGATCGCGGCTTCTTGAGGGACGTTGAGTTCGCGGGTAGCGGCGTTCGCGGCAGCGAGCACCGTGTTATAGGAGGCCTGGTCCTTGACGATGCCACGCAGGGCGATCTTCATCTTGTCGAGCGACGCGGCATAGTCCGCAAAGCCCGCCAGCTGCTGACGGAACATACCGACCTGCGCACCGGCGGCGGCACCCGCAAACGCGCCGCCGACACCGCCAAAAGCCAAGCCGCCAAGACCGCCGATGAGACCCTCAGGGCCGCCGAAGATGCCGCCGCTGAGTGCGGCGCCGACGCCTTGGGCCATTTGCATACCGCTTAGGGGACGGCGGCGGGTTCGGTCGCGGCGTTCCAATTGCCTGTCGATTGCAGCCGTCTGCTTGTCGATCTGGCGATTGAGCGCGGCGTAGTCGGAATCGAGGGGGGAAAGCGAGGCCTGTAGCTCGTCAAGCACCGAGCGCAGATCCTGCAGGTCGCTGATCGACCGCCGGCTAAGCGGGCCGAACTCACGCAGGCGAGTGTTCAAGCGGTCCATGCCGCGATCGGCACCATTGTCGCCAGGACCACTAGGCGGCGTGGGCGGCGTGGGCGGCAAGTTACCGCCGCCAGCGGGGAGCATACCACCACGACCACGCATCCCAAAGGACAGGACACTAAGGCCCAGGCTGCCAAGCTCCCTGAGGTTGGTGGTGCTTTGCTGCAGAGCGGTACTCAGGCTGGTGCGCAGCGTCTTGATAGGTGCCAAGGTCTGGTCAACAAGCTGTTTAGCCGTGGGGACTACGCTCTTGACTGCTTCGATGTCGAGGCTGCGCAGTTTGGTGCCGGCCTGCTGCGCGGTGGTCTGGATGCTGGTGCGCAGTGTGACGAGCGGGCTGGTCACACGATCAATAAGGGTGCTTGCAGCGCTGCTTAGGGCGGCACTACGGGAACGCGACTCGCTTAGGTGCCGTGCAAGCTTGCTGGCACCGACCTGAGCCGAAGCGCTGATGATGCGCCGCAGCGTTTCGTAGGTTCCGGTCTCGCCGTTCCAGAAGTTGTCGGTGGCGGCTCGATACTTGGTGAGCGCCTCGCGCAGAGAAGACGAGGCGGCTGCGCGGCCGAAGGTCTGCGCACCTCGGGTAAGCGGTCCGTCTGTCTGGAACCTGCCGAGGTCGTAGGGGGCGAAGATGCCTGGAGCTTGACGTAGAGCAGGCGCTTGGGCTCCAAATACAGGCAGCGGGGTGGCTCCACCTAAGGGGCGCGTAACGCCAGGCACGGCGCCGCTAAGCCGCGTGACGGGCTGCAGCACCTCACGACGAAGCGCGGAGGCCAGGGGGCCAACGAACGCACCGGTGCGGCCTACGGCTCGCATGGCTTCGGCGCGAATCACCTCCTCCAAGCCTGCGCCGGGGATCCCGGCGGTGCCGCGCAACCCGCGACGCTGCTCTACAGGCAGGAACGTTGGAGGAACAATGCCACCACGCTCGTAAGCACGCCGGTAGGTGGCGAGGGGTAGTGCCGCTGAGCTGGTAACGCCCTCGCCAAGAAGACGGGCAAAGGGCAGAGTGGCAGAGGGGCGGGCACTCGAACGAATAAGGAAGTTCTGCAGCTTGTCCGCTACGTCTGATACCGGACCACCTAGGCCGCCAGGCAGCGGAGCCTTGGCAGGACTACCCAACGCAAACTGAATAGCAGCTTGGATCTGCTTACGGCCAGCCTTGATGGCATCTACGGTGCCCTTGACGATGCCTTGCCCAATAGGTTCACCGACCTCACGCCTACTTACGCCCGAAGGACTATGAATATCCCAATCACCGAAGATAAAGTCAAGGTACTTATCAACAAGCGACTTACTTCCTTTCTTAAGTGTATCACTATCTGTGGCGCCCTTGACGATGCCCTGAGCTATACCTTCGCCAACCTGCTGACTGCGATTATCAAGCAGATTGGTGCGGGAGCCCGTCTCGAACGAGGCAACGATGTCGTTGTAGACCTCGGTGGGCGATTTGCCCATGAAGGCTTGTTGGCGGCGCAGGCTGGAGGAGGACAGCCCAACAACCCGTTCGTAGAGAGGTGACAGCTCAAGCCCACCGCCTACGCCGAGCGCCTCGGCCATAAGGCTGTGGCGACGGGCAACAAGATCGCGTTGCTTTAGGCTTGCGTCAAACTGCGCTAAGAGTGCATCGTTTGCGGCTTTCTTCTTAGCCAGCTCAACTGCAGCGTTGTGATCCAGGCGAGCTTGATGTTCGCGATTAGCCTGCTCTTCGATGGCACGCTTAGCAGTTTCGTGGTCGCGGACCACTTGCAACATCTGGTCGTAGGCTTCTTCCCACTTGCCGAAGGCTTCCTGAACTTCGCGCACAGCGGCGGCCTGGCGCTCGCCAGTCACACCACCGATGCCTTCGTAGCGTTGGCGAACTTCGCTGGAAAACGCGCTGAAACCGCTTTGCGCTAAGGTTTCGCGCTGGGCTGCCATGCGCTGTCGGATGGCGAAGACCGCGTAGTTGGTGGGCATACGGCCCAGCTCGGTGATGCGAGCCTGGAGGCGCATGGCCTCGGCGGCCAGACTGCGGAACTCCTCGGTGCCTTCGGCGGTGGCTCGGTTGACGCCGGCCATGCGCTGCTGGAGGTACTGCAGACGCTCGTTGAGGCCCTCGACGGTGACGGAGGAGCCGCGCACACGATCGCGATACTCTTCAAGGACATTGGCCTGAGCGCGTGCCTCACCGCGCTGCACAGACTCCAAGCCGGCGATCTGGGAGGCGAAGCTGCGGCTACGAGGACTACCTGCGGGAACACTTGCGAAGGCTTCGCGGGCGCGGTTCAGCTGCTGCCCAATCTCCGCCATCGACATGCGACCGATGTAGTCGCCTAGGCGGGAAAGTTCGACGATTAGCTTTTGTATGTCGTCTGTTACCGCAACGAAGGATTCATCAATGTCAGCGCGTATAGCGTCTAGGTCATTACCTAACCGCTGCCGTAAAAACGCTACAGCCGTAATTAGGGAACCAGTGAGTACAGCGGCTGTAGGACTTACGCTAGTGAGTGCTGTGTTGAAGCTGTTTACAACCTCACTTAGCGACGCAAACCTATTCTGTAGGTTTGCAAGATCGGCAGAACGCGCCGCGAGGTTTTCTGGAATACCGCCGAGTAGTTTATCTCCAAATCCCCCACCAAACAAAGCACTGGCTTTGTTAAGCCCCGCCTGTAGATCCGCAGCCCGCCCGCTGATGCCGGCCAGACTTGCGGCGCCAACTCCTGAGGCTGCTGCGGCTGGACCCGTAAGCTGCGCCGCTGCGACCCCGGCTGTAACACCCTCAAAAATCCGGCCGACAGCACCTACGGGTGTACGGCTCTGCTCACCCAAACGCTTGAAGAAAGCGAAGGCGGAGGCGACTTTGCCGCGTGCTTGCGTTACTTGAGTGGTATCGACGTTGATGTCGAGTTTGAAGTTATCTACGGCTTTGAGGCTGGTGTTCAGCCGGTCAACGTCAGCCGTGGTGGTGTTGATGCTGCGGGATGTGGCAGCCAGTTCTGTGCGAGTGGAGCGGAGGGATTCGGTGTAGCGCTTGATCGAGGCAACGCTACTGCCGAATACGCGACTGCCCTGACGGTCGAGGACCGTTGTTTGACGAGCCACCTCTTGCGTGGCTTCGGTGAACCGGGTTTTAAGCGTGCTAATGTCGGCACCTAGTTGCGTGTAGGTACGACTGTTTATTACAGCCTGGCCTTGCAGGGATTTAAGGCCAGCGATTTGTGCATCAATTATACGAGTGGTAACTTTACCTGCGTCGGCGTAATTAAGGATAGCCTCACGGGCGAGTGTAATGTCACGCTCGGAGGCTTGAGTAACGCGACTAAGCTGCCGAAAGGCACCGCGAACACTGTCGAGACTATCAAAGCCTTTGATACCAAGGCGTAAGACAATATCCTCAACAGTCTGGGCCACCTAGTCCTCCTCCTTCTTGTTGAGCGTGCTCAGTGCGGCGCCTTCCATGAGTCGGAGATCCTCAAGCATGGCAACGCGGTCCTCAACGCAGTATAGGTCGAAGAAACCGCCAGGCATAAGCAGGATCTCGTACTTGAGGCCGAGGTAGCCCGCCATGGTGGTGTTCCACTGCGTTTGCATACGCAAGAACATAAGCACCGTGTCCCAATTTTCGTCCCAGACCTCGTAGGTAGTGGCGGGATCTGAGGGGGAGGAGGGCGACGCGGAAAGTAAGGCGGGGTCGAGGCCGAAGGCAGCCGCGTCATCTACGGTCTTGTCGTCGACCTGCTTACCGCCGGCCCAGAACTCAGCGGCGCCTCTCAGTTTCCCTCGCGGGCTCCCTCGAAGGTGTCGGTGTACGCAGACAGGACACCGCGCACCCAGTAAGGGTCGTCAACAAACTCGGTGAGGGTTTCAGTGGAGAAGGGAATTTCGGTACCATCCTCTTCCTTGATGCCGGACCAGTCGAGGACCAGGGCTTTGAGCAATGGCAGGTCGCCCTTGGTGCTGAGCTTGGTGAACTCCTTACGGCCCATGCGTTTGAAGGTGGCCTCAAACGTGCTGGGATCGAAAGCACCACCATCGGCAGGCTCTTGAACAGTGACAGGCCACTTGAAGGTGCTGACCTTCTTGCGAACAAACGCCATAAGGGGTTGCGTTGGAATGTGGGTAAGTTCAGTGTAGGCATGAAAAAGCCACGTAGGCAAGCAGCTGTAAGGGGCTGCGTAACTACGTGGCTAAGTTGCGTGGCTGCAGCGCGGCTTAGGCGAAGACGAGACGGAACTCGTCGTTACCGGAGGTTGAGGGGACGAAGGTGGCTGGCAGCGACAGCATGTGGATGCCGTCTTGGTCGGAGTAGGACGGGTCGCCGATGTCGAGGCGGCTGGACTGCAGAGCGACGATGTTGCCGCCGGTATTGCCGTGGATGAAGGACAGCTCACCAAGGGTGCCGTCCGTGAGGGCGGCGGTGAAATAGTCCTTATCAGCGATGGTCGGGGCTTCGATGACGACGGTGCCGGTGGTGGCACGGTCGGTGATCAGCACCTGCTTAGTGCAATTCACCAGTTCGCGGTAGACGGTGGTGACGCCCAGGTCCATCGAGACGGACTGGAGGCAACCGCTGTAGCCCAGCAGGGTGAAGGCGCCACTGTTGCCTGCCTTGAAGATCTGCGGGGTGGCCTGGTCCGCGTAGGTGACGGTCGGGGCAGCGGTGTCGGTGGGGGCGTTGTAGATGCCGGTCATCGTGAAGTCGATGGACGGGATCTGACCAACTTGGGGGTTGAGGGTGAAGGTACCACGGCAACCGGTCAGCTTGTGAAGCACACCATCAATGTTGTAGTAGATGGTGGCCGAGCCAAACGAGCTGCTTACTGGGGTGTAGACCACCTGAGCGTCGATGCTGTAGACGCTGGTGTTGCTGAACGTGACCGCTCCGCTAAGGGGGCGAACCGTGGCAACTTTGGTCGAGCCGACGTAGGCGGTGATCAGTGCGATGGTGCCGGCGCCGGAGCCGGCAGTGATGCGGATGATCTGACCCTTGTAGAAGTCGTTGGTGGCGCTGGCCCCAGCAGCGAGGGTGATGCTGTTGCTGGCGCCTGCGGTGGCGGTGCCAGTGACGGCGGGGGTAATCGTGGTCGCAGCCAGGCCGCACGCTTTCAGCACGGAGTCGTAGCGCGGAGCGGTGCCGGCGGTGCCGGAACCTGCCATCTCAACGCTGAACGTGCATTGAACGCGAGTGTTGGCCAGAAGCTGCTCAGATGCGCCCAGGTAGGGGCGAACCAGATCACGGCCCACCACATCACTCTGCATCGGAGTGATTTCCAGGTTGCGCACCAGGATGGCGTCGGCACCGCCGGGGGTGCTGTCCGTCCCGTAGGTGGATTCCGTTTTCGCCAGAATCAGGCGTTTGCGTGTAAGGAGGGGCATCGTGAATCACCGCTGAGGGGAATGGGGCAGCGTCCGCTCGACAAGGGTGCGGATGCCTGTAGCCGAGTCCAAGATGTAGGTGCCACCTTGGCCGCTGTAGTCCTCTTCAAGTGTAAGAGGCGTGGTTGCAACATCCTTAGCCTCACGCTTAGCAGAGACGCTAGGTGTGGTGTCGGTGAGCGCGGGAGAATCAAGCGATTCGTCGTCAGCAGAAAATGTTGAATCGTCTGCAGACGTGGGTGCCGTAGAGCGCGGCATAAGCCTTTGGCAGGTAAGTGTATGGTAGGCGGTGAGGGTTGTACTGCTTCGCGGTACTGCTAAGTCACGAACTAGGACGAATAGCAGCGCACCACCGCCACTTAGGCCGCCAAGCTACTTACGGAGGTGCGGTAAAGGACGCGGTAGGTGCAGTAGATGACGCCTACAGGGGTATCGGCTGCCTCCAAGGTGAACTTGGTGGGGCCTGGTTGGATGTCGATGGTCAGACCGCCCAGGCTCAGGTCGGCCATGAGTTTGGCATGGAGCGATTCGATGATGGGATCGGCGGCTTGATCGGGAACTGTGGCCCGAATGATGATGACGATGCGGACGTTGAGGGAATGGTCGAGAGTGGGGAGGGATGTGTTCTGGGTGGGTGTGTCGGTGTCGGGCTCGATGACGAGTGCGGGGGATTCGGCGCGGGTAAGAGGTTCGACACGGCTGCGGTAGATGCGTGTGTCCACGCCAGTAGTACCAGCAAGCGCAGTGTGCAATGCGCTTAGGATCTGTTCACGCTTGGTAGTCACGACACTTAGCTCCTGACTTCGGTGGCCACGATTCGACCGCGTTGGAAGTCGATGGTAGTGGTGTCGCTGATGTTGGCGATGCGGACGCTGACTTCCTCGTTGGCGGCTACGGAGATCATCCAGCTGGTGGCCAGTTTGGCGATGGCGTTTCCGCTGGCGGAGTAGGCGCGACACTCGGAGGCGTCGATGGGGGTGCCGTTTTTGGCAAGTTTGATGCCGAGGACGTGGTTGTTACCAGCACTGGCGTCGATGCTGGCGTAGAAGCGCAGCAGCTTGGTAGCGCCACTGGTGTTCTTGAGGGCAAAGAGATCAGTGGTGCCAAGCGTCATACCGCTGGCGGTGGTGCTGTCAAAGGTGGCGGTGAGGCCGGTCGAGACGTAGGCGCCAGCGGTGGCGATGGCGATAGTGCCGGAGGTCATGCGACTGGCTTGGCCGCGAACGTCGGCGCCGCTTAGGTAGTAGGGGAGGGCGTTCCAAGCGGTGGTGCCATCGCCAACCTTGATGCGACGGGTATCGGTCTCGATACCTAGTTCGCGTAAGGCGAGGACGGGGTTTGTAGAGACCCAATTGGCGGCGGTATCGCCGCGTGGCCGCACTCGGGCGATGCTACTCATGCCGCTCCACCATCGACTGTGTTTCCATCAATGTAGGTGGTAGGAGCGCTACCCCCGTCGATGTCTGGGTCGAGCTGAACTAGGCCAAGATTGGTGATTGTGCCAGCGGCACCATTAGCGTCGATAGACGTAAGAGAAGTGGTGTGTGGCGTTTCGAGATCGCGCTGTAGGCAGATTTGTACCCACGCACCGTCGGTAAGTAGAGTGGTGGTTCTTACGGTGTATGGAACACCATTTACGCTTAGTTGGGCTCCGTACAGTAAACCACCAAACTTAGACGCTTCACAAGTAAGGGTGTAATCGGTACTGATTACCTGGCCGTCGAGGATCAACTCGCTGGGCATGTCGAGGATGCCCTGGCCGGTGGTGGAACCGGCGACGACATCCACGCCGAAGTCGGCTAGGTAGATGGAGGGGTCGTCAGTGAGCATGGAGGTAGGAATGAAAAAGCCGCTAGGCCCCGCAGAAGAGGAGGCTTAGCGGCTGAGGACGGAAGCGACGCAGCTTACTGGTACTTCTTGACGCCGAGGCCGACCACGGAAATGATCGAGCTTGCGGTGCCGGTCTCTTCGTAGACGTTGACGCGGACGTAGCGCTTCACGTCGTCCTTGGAGATGGTCACCTTGCCGAGATAGGCAGCGTTGCCGATGTCGTCGAAGGCGCCGCCGGTGATGGCGGTGAAGTTGTTGGCGCTCTCGTCGCTGTGCTCAAGGCGGACCTTGAAGCCGGCAGAGGCGCCAGCGGCGGTGGCTTGCATGACGAAAACCACGTCGCCGTCGTAGCCGAGGAGATCAACACTGGTGGCCGCGCCCGTGGCGGTCACGGTGGCGGGGGCGTAAGCAGCGAAGTGCTGCAGCGCCTCGAAGTTGCGCTGGTTGAGGGTCATGGTCAGTCAGGAGCGGTGGGGGCGGGTGAACGGCGGCGCGTCGCCGGCTTGGGGGAGGGGGCGATGGCCTGCGCGTCCGTGGAATCGACCACGGCGGGAGCAGCCGGGCTGGGGGCGGAGGCTTGGGGAGCCTGGGCGGGCTTGGCCCGACCCAGACCCACCAGGAGCTGCCCTTCTGCTTCGCTCAGGTCGAGGATCTCGCCGGTGGACCGGGGAGTGCCGCGAACCATCACGTCAGTTGTCAGCTCGTACCAGTTCATCAGGCGTTACCGGAGCCGAACACGAAGGCGGCGGGGTTGCGCAGCCCGAAGTCCACGTCCTGGAAGGCCACGATGCGGGTCGTGCCCTTGGTGGAGTTGGTGTAGGGATCGACGGTGATGTCGACGCCGCTCCAGAAGCCGAAGATGGCCTGCGAGAAGTCGCCGAAGAGGACGTTGGAGCCGACCAGCTGGTTGCTGACGCGGGCGCCGTAGCCGTTGACTTCGTTGTTCTCCCAGATCATCATCTCGCTGTTCGCGTTGCGCAGGGTCTGCTTGAGAGCACCGCGCACGTGAGCGTTGCCCACGTAGAACATCGAGGCCACGTCGAGGTTTGCCACGGAGACGGTGGTCTCCATGTTCACGTAGTCGGCGAAGTTGCCGAAGTAGTAGGTGGTGCCGCCGATCGACTTGTTGGTGTTGGCGTCGCTGGTGAGGGTCTCGGTGCCCACGCCGGTGACGTTCTTGATGCCGAGGAGAGCGGAGGAGCCACCGGTGCCGTAGACGCCGGAGTAGTCGATGGCGAGAGCGATCGACTCGGCGAGGTCGGCGCGGACCATGGACTCAACGTCCATGGATTGCTGCAGCATCAGTCGGCGGGTGATGTCCACGTAGCCGCCGAGCGACTTCGGGGTCATCGACAGCTGGCCCAGCGTGATGTTGGTCTCGCTGACGGCCACGTCTTCGCCCACCCAGTAGGCGGTGGTGTTGCCGGTCTTCTTGGGGATGTCGACGTTGCCGACCAGGCCGGTGAGGGTGGTGACGTTGAGGCCCAGCAGCGCGGAGCGGTTGCGCACGAGGTCGATGAAGCTGCCAGTCAGCAGCTGGGTGTCAACCACGTAGCCGCCGGAGGAGGCGGTGCCGACCGACTGAGGGGCGCGTTGGGCGGGGGCGGCCATCACATCCCAAGGCATGACGATGCCTTTGGCGGCGCGGCCGAGCTTGGACTCGGCGGCTTTGGAGCACTCCAGCTCGAAGGAGGCGGCTTCGCGAAGGCCGCGATCGGACGGATCGGCCAGATGGCGGATCACGTTCATCAGGCTGTAGCGCTTGACCTCAGCAGAGGTCAGGCCGATAGAGGCAGCGCCATCGTCGTGGACGCGGCCTTGAAACTCCTTGCGGGTGCGCCCCAGCTGCCCGAGGACGGCCTCGCGGGCTTGATCGAGCGTGGCGTCTTCGTTGATCAGGCGCTCAGCCAGGTCGTTACCGACTTGGTGCTGGTCGCACATGGCACGGATGGCCGAAACGCGCTCACGCTCGGATTGCCGAGCGGCGGTTTGGACCTCCTGAACGTTGATGTTGGTGTCCATAGGAGGAGGATCTTGGGGGGTGTCAGCTCCGCGCTCGGCGGTCTGCTTAGCTTCAAGTGTAGTGGTTGACGCTTGAATTGCTGCTGGACTCGTAGCTGGAGCGGCAGTGTTTTCGTTGTCACCTTGGGCGCGACCAAGGCCAACTGTTTGGTCGGCCGGCACGCTTACCGACGATACTTCCAGCACGTTCCACCGGGTTACGTGGAAATCGCCGTTGGTGGCTTCGCGGACATCGTTGATTTCGTAGGCGAAGGATACGTTGGGAGTGATGCCTGCTTCGATGTCCTTACGGCGCTTGTACTCTTCGGTACCTTTTTCGGTGGTGTTTGGGCTCCATTTTGTTTTGACGTAGAGGCGGCGGTCATCGCCGAGCCACGCTTTTTCGGCGACGCCGAGCACAACATCGCGATTGTGGTTCCAGAGCCATGCGCCGCCGTCGTTCATGCGGGCCAGGTCCATCGAGTCTGCGTCGTGGACCAAGATTTCACGGCCCCACCAGCGCTCAACGGGCGCTTCGGAGCTGAAGCTGAAGGTGAGGCCGGCGTCGGTACGCTCCTCGACGCGGAGCCCCTGCGGAGCTTCCCGCCGATGGACCTCCTTATTGATGGATTTGATGTCGATGGTGGTAGTCATGGCCTTACCTGTTGCGGGCTCGAACAAAATGGGCTTGTAGTCGTGATTGCTAAGCCACGTCTTAGCTTCGCTCACTGTAAACACTGAGGCATCGAATCGAAGTGCTTGTAGGCGGACGGGATCGTCACCACTGATTCCATAGATCGAGTCGATGCCCTGCGCAAAGTCGTTATTCTTACGGCGGAAGCGCTCGAACTGGTCGGGGTCGAGGAGACGAGCGGCGTGCTCGTTTGGGTAGGGGCGCTGTTCGGTGGAAGAGGGGGCGGAGCGATTGTCTTCGTCGTGATTGTTGGATGCGGGCGAGGACAGGGGGTCGATTTTGCGGAGCGTGGAGAACTTGTGGCCTACAAGGGTCTCCGTTTCTTCCCATCCGTCTTGCTTGGAGCGGTAGATGCGGATGAGCGCGGCGGGATCAGCGGCAGTGGCTTCGATGCTGAAGGAGCTGTCGGGAACGCCGAGGGTGCCTTCGCGCATGATGTGCTCGATACGGCCACGGGCCGTACCCCCGCTTGACTGCCACGACACGAAGTCACCTTCGCTAAGGGCGTCTGGGGCAGCACGATCGGGGGCGTGGTCAGCGTGGGATTTGGATTCGGCGCGATCAATGCGAGCGGCGCGGGCATCGCTCCAGTTCTTACCGGCGTCGCCGCCCCAGGCAGCCCAAGCAACACGACCTGGGGAGGGGTGGCCAGGCTCGCCTTGGTTGAAGCCTTCACCCTGCTTATCGACTTCGTGGCGAGCGAACCACGCACTCATGGTCTTTACGGTGTCGGGGCTTAGTTCGTCGCCGCTAAGGATCTGGGATGCGCGGGTGGCTGCAACGTCCGTGCCACCTTCGTGCCCTTCCTCTTTCCAAGCGCGATAGCGTTCTGCCTCCTCACGCATACCTGATGTAGGCATCAGGTCGATTTCAGTGCCGTTGACGGTAGCCATAAGGGGGAAGCGATGTGGTCAGCGTAAGTGGCGTGGCTTAACTGCTTGGCGGCTTAGCTGCCTGGCTGCCTAGCCGCTTGACTGCTTAGGTCGGTGCGGAGGCGGATGGTGGTGGTGTCGTCGAGGTGGATCTCTTCGGTAGAGCGGGCGGGGGTAGTGGTGTCGGTCGAATCGGGGGTAGGAGGTTCGGCTGAGGGGGCAGGGGCAGCGGAACTGAGACCTAGGTCTTGCTTAAGCTGATTCTCTTTACTAATGGTGCTGATGGTGCTCATGAAGTCGTTGCCGGTGTATTCCATGATCTGTTCGGCGTGGGTTTGGAGCTGGAGGGCACGGGCCATTTCCATGGCCTTCATTTCCTTGGCGGGATCGACCCAGCTCCAGGCGCGAGCCTGCCAATGCGGGGCGTTGTAGCGCTCGGGACGAGTCCACACGTCCGAGAACATCGGCATAGGCAGGTCGCTAAGCGCGGCAGCGGCGAGCCACTCCTCGAACACGCGCTGGTGGAGCTGTTGGATGAGTACCGATTGGATTACGCGCCAGTGGTCGCGGTCCTCCAAGATGCTCAGGCGAGAGCTGCTGTAGTTGGATTCGGAGAAGTCGCGGCTCAGGGTTTCGTAGGAGCAGCCGTAACCGGAGGCGAAGCGGCGGGCGAGGGAGCGGACCACGGCCTCGTATTGGTTGTCGTCGGGGCCGAAGGCTGGAGGGATGGCGGTTTCGCCGGGAAGCAGGAAGTTGTAGGAGCCGGGTTCGGTGTTCCAGAGGCGCTTGTCGCCTTCGAGGGCGGTAGTGCCGTCAGGGTTGGTGCTGCCGAAGGTGTCTGGTTCGGGGGTCTGGATCCAGCCGAGACTGTTGGCTTGAACGCGCTTACGGGTCCAGTGGGCCTCTTCGTACTTGCCGAGGTTCCAGCTGGTGGTGATGACGGAGCTGAACCAGGGGATGCCGCGTGTTTGGCCGATGCGCTCGGGGATGTAGATGTGAATCAGGTCAGCAGCATCGACAAAGATGTGCTTAGCGGTGCCGTCTAGGTAGGTGCTTAGTTCGGCGTCGCCTGGGTGTCTGCGGAGGATGGCGTAGCGGGTGGGTCTGCCCCACTCGTTGAGTTCGACACCCATGCGCCATGAGTGGTTGGGGCGGTCGCTGTAGCCGGTGTAATCGTCGTCGAGTTGGTCGGCTTCGATTAGTTCCAGTGCGAGGGGGACGCGGCTGCGGCCCATGGCTTGGCGGACCAGGCGGACGCAGACTTCGCCGGACTCGGGGAGGGCGCCGGTTACGGCGAGTTCGATGCCGTGGAAGCTGAGGCGACCGGTTACGTCGCAGGAGTCGGCGCGGCACCAACGGTTCCAGTGGTCAAGCAGCGTAGCGTTGCGGCGCTCGTCCTTCTCGATGCCGTCAAGGCGAAGCACCTGGGGTTGCATTTGGATGCCGCGTGCGCCGACGACGTTGATCTGGGTGGTGCGCTTGGCCTGACGGGCGTAGGGGTTGTCGCGGACCAGGGCGCGGCTGCGGTTGCGCAGCACCTTGAGGCTGCCGCGTAGTTCGGCATCGGCACTGGTGTTGGGGGCTGCGAAGTCGGCGGTAAAGCGATTCCACCTGGCCGCGTCGAAGGCGCGTTTGCCGGTGCGGACGGCGCTGAGTTGGCGACGGAGCCAGGTGCGGAGGCCCATGGTGGATCAGGTGAAGCGGATGTAGAGGGAGCGACCGTCGCCACGGCCGGCGTTAAGACTATTGGCCATGCGGTCGCGGGCGATCTCGGCCTTGAGTTGATCGCGCCACTGAATCAGCTGTGCCAAGTCGGCACGTTTGACCATACGACCGCCTGTAGGCGTACCGATCCGATATTCTTGCGCTCCCGAGATCAGAGTGCGGATTGCTGTTTCGACCGTTTCTAGGTCGATTAGACGTTGTGCAGCTGGAGTAGGCATGTGACGGCTGCGTTTCGTCTAAGTGTAGGTGGTTTGGGTTGTACTGCTTTGCAAATAAGCTGCGTGATTGGTGTGAGGCAATTGCGCGGCTTAGCCGAAAAACGCAACTACTTAGCGGCCTAGGACGTTGAAGGCGGCGGCAGAGCGGGGCTGAGGTGTTGGAGCCTCGCCGCTTACGGGGCGGAGTTTGCGCTCCAGCTGATCCCAGATCGTGCGGCGGTCGTAGAGCTGGTAGAGGCGGTGGAGAGAGGCGTAGGCGTAGACGAACTCGTCTAGTGCTTCGTTGGGGGCGGAACTCTTCTTTACCCAGACACGCTGGGGGAATCCGTTTTTGTAGCGAAGTACCTGTTTTTCGGCGGTTAGTTCCTCGAAATAGTCGAGGGGAGTCTTGGCGTGGAAGTGAATGTAGCCGGGGCCGGGTTCGTTGTGCTTTAGGCGTCCAAATAGGAGGGACTTTACGGTGTCCGAGCCGACTGGGTAGACCTGGGCGCCTTTGCGGAGTGTCTGGCCTTTGTGGTTGAGGTCTACGCGGCTGGGTTTGCCGATCGCGGGCTTGCCCTTGGTGGACATGCCTTTGATGGCGATGACGCCTTGGGCGGCGCGATCACGGGCGTAGGCATAGACATCGGCGGTGTGATGGCCACCGGAGTCGATAGCGCAGATGCTTACACGGAGGTCGATACCGTCTTCGCTGAGGAAGGGGCGTGCCAGTACCTCATCGAGTTGTTTCCATACGTCAGGTCTGGAGGGGTCGCCGTAGAGCTTGCTGCGGTCGATGAGCCAAGCCTCCTCTTCGCGGCCCCAAGCCCAGACGCTGAGACTTAGGCGATCGTCCTGACAGTCGCAGCCGATGGTAAGTGCAAGGGCTGCGGCGGGGACGATGAGGTGTTCGTAGGTTTCCTTGGAGGCGCGGTCCAGTAGGACATTGGCGCCGATCTTGGAGGCGTATTCGTCTTCCCAAACCTCGCCTAGGACGGTGTTTACGAAGGTTTTTAGTTGCTCGGCATCGTTCTTGGAGTCAAGGAACTCTTCGACTAGGTTGGCCCAGGTGGCGTTAGGCGAATAGGAGTAGGCGGCCCAAATGTGGAAGCTAACGTGCTTACCGTTACCGGGGACGGTAGAGCGCCATTCGCCGCGTTCCACCATCCAACGCTTCTTAGCGTGTGGGATTAGTTCGTTGCAAGATTCACATTTGTATGCGGCGGTGGATGGGTCGTTGTCAGCCCAGGTCATCTGTGCCCAGCGGAGGTACTGCATGTGGGCGCAGTGGGGGCAGGGGACGAAATAACGCCGCTGATCGCCTTGGGCATAGAGCCGTTCGATGCGGCTGAAGTCCTTGATGGTTGGGGTGGAGCCCGCGACGATCTTGCGGTTCCAGTAATACTCGGTTCGGCGGATGCCGAGCTTGATCTGGTCGCCCTCAGTGCCTGCCGAGGGTGGGTAGCCGTCTGTTTCGTCGAAGAGGACCACGCGCCGACTTACACGACGGAAGCCGCGTGGCGAGTTAGCGCCAACAAGGCTTAGCGTTCCACCTGGAAAGTGCTTCTGTAAAATCGTATTAGCACCATCCTTGGCCTTAGCATCACTAACCAAGCCGCTTAGGCAGGGAGTATCGCGGAGCATGGGGGCGATCTCTTCCTTGGAGTAGCCCTGCGCGTCTTCGATGGTGGGCTGCACCAACATGATGGGGCAGGGGTCTTGGTGGATGTGATAGGCGATGACGTGGTTGAGGATTTTGCTGTATCCGACGCGAGCTGATTTCATTAGCGAAACCTGTTCGATGTGAGGGTCGCTAATGGCATCCATAATGCCTTTTTGGTAAGGGAGGGTGCGCCAGCGGCCACCTTCGGCGCTACTTTCTACGCTTAGATAGGCGTAAGCGTCGGCCCATTCGCTTAGGGTGAGTTTGCGTGGGGGCTTGAAGGCGGACCAGGCAGAACGCTCTAGGCGTTGAAGGCTTGTAAGCGGTGGCGTAAGAGTTGTGGTCATGCTGTTGCGTGGTCTGCGTCGGCGGTTGTTGTGCTCAAGTCTTCCAAGGTTTCTCTTACGATGTCGTCTAAGATACTTATTGCGTCGGTATCAAGGTCGGGTATGCGCTGCTTTGCTTTGGTTGGTATGCCCAAGAGCTTAGTACGGGCTAGGGTAATAATCTCTACCCATTTTGTCTCTATTTCCTCGGCTTTTACTAGGATTTTCTCCTTTTGTTGGCGTTCCAGCTCAAGAAGTTCGGCTTTTAGGTGCTCAGTTCTGGCACGGGATATGTCGTAGTCGGGGACGATCTCACTTGTTTGGCCCAGGCGAGCGTCCGTAGAGACCGGTGAGGAGGACGTGGAGGCGGCGCGGCTTAGGCGAGCTTCGACTTCGCCAGGACGTAGAGGGGTGAACTCCTGCGTACCTGCAGGAGGCTTAGGGCCACGACCGATGCGTTTTTGCGTGTTGCGCTGCCATTCGTCGCGCATGGTCGAGGAGTTTACGAGTTCACGACCGTCTCCTGTACGCACCACTGATAGGCGGTTTGTGCGTATTGCTGCGTAGACCGCTTCTCTGGTTACTCCAAGCACCCGAGCGGCTTCTGCTTTTGTGATCAGGGCCATGTTTCTGATTGTAGCGTGACTTGTACCCCACGGACTGTTTTCCGTGGTATCATGGCCGGTTTTTCATTTTGTTAGGGGTAGGGGTAGGTGTGCCCTTACGCCTAACGAAACAACTTATCAACGCTGTGCCTAGGAAAAAATTGCGCTACGAAACCCCT